ACAACTTTTGTCCTGGCGACTGGTACAAATGTTATCGGTAGCGTCAACGACAACTTCGGAGGAAACACTTACTGCAAAACCATGACTATGAGTGATGATAACCCTACCAGATTTGAAACGAGTGCCAAGAAGATACGGGATTGCGTCATTCTTGTTGAGACCTTCCCAATGCTGATGGGGGAGACTGGTGTTGTTGTTTATCCGGTGGCTGTAGGGGATAGGCTCGGATTCACGAAGATTGACTTGAGCACCTTGTATTTCCAAAACGCGGGTGCTGGCAATAATGGTAAGATTACCATTCTCGGAGTGGAGGAATAAAATGGCTGTTCATGAAAAACCAATAGACCTGACGCCCGTCACAAATGACTTGGATAATGCTACCGATGGATTGGGTGCTTTGAAGGATGCGATTGATACCAAATCCCTTGCTTCCGTTGTGGGAGCTTTAGACGCCGTTGCCGCTGAGGATGCTGTCACAGATGCAGATACCGCTATGGCTTATATCAAGCAACTGGTGACCTTGCTGCTTCTCGTTCCTACCACTGCCATGAGGGGCACCGATAACGCCGCCACTGTAGCGGATGGCTGGGATTCGGCCTTGGCAACCATTCTGAGTAACTTTACGGCTGCCCGGATTGGGGATTTGGATGAGCTTGACGCGGCCAATCTTCCAACAGACGCCGCTAATCTGCTGTCAGATACAGCGGTCATTCACCACGCCGAGGATTCCCGGGCGCGGGTGTATCCTCAGGTGCCCAGCGCTTCTATAACACTTACGACCCATGCTGATGCTGACACTTTCGGGGCTTGGACTCAAGTGGTGCCAATAAACACGATTGATTTTGACTACAGCCCGGTGGGGGTAATGGTGGAAAGCTCGGACGCAATTGATGTCTATATGATTCAGTTTGGATTTAGCTTGATCGACGGCACTGAACCCGTCACGGCCCAGATCGTAGGAGAGCAGCGATTCAAGGTGTTCGGAACTCCGATTGCAAATTATCATGCTGATCTTGCGTTGCTTGGAAGAGGATGCCCCGCTAATTCTAAACTGTGGGCAAGACTGATGAGCGCCGGGGGAGGAACAGATTCTTGCGGAATCAGCATGGTGATTACTCGGCACAGAGAAGTCACTAATGAAATAACTCATACCACCACTTGGCCTTGGAACAGTTAAAGGAGAGGGATCATGACATTATCAAGCACCGCGCTCGTAACTCTTTTACAGGCTAAGGACTTCTGCCATATAGATGCGGCGGCATCGCTTCATATCGACGCGGAATATGTTGGGACAGGCAACGGAACCAACCCGACATTTACCCTTGATCATACGCCGCTGAGTGGTACATTGAAGCTTTATGTCAATGGCGTGTTGCAAGTCGAAACAACGGGCTACACGCTATCAACGGCTACCATCACATTCATTGGAGCAGCAATCCCAGCCAATGGTGAGGTTGTTACAGCGGCTTATGACTATGCCTCAAGTGGAGATTCTTTTGAGGCTTATGACGACGCGGTGCTTGAGATGCTTATTGAGGCAGCCACGAAAAAGACGGAAGATCATTGTGCTTTAGCGTGGGTGCAAAGAACCATCACCGAGACCCATCAATACTACGACGGCTTAAAAATACTTAAGCTTCGGAAGGGGCCTGTCGTTTCTATCACTTCAGTCACTCGGAAGATTGTCGATGCCTTCACCGGGGATGCTTCGACACTGGCATTCACTTTGAGGGCTACCCCGAAAGCAGCCAGTTACACAGTCTATGTGGACGGAGTGCTAAAAACAGAAACCACCGATTATGCCATAAGTGGAACCGGCCTTACTTTTGTTGTTGCTCCTGCCGATGAAGCTGAAATCGTTGTCAGATATTCAGTGGCTGTTACCCATACCAGCTATGAGGAACAGTTGAGTATTGGTAGACTCAACGGGGCTTGGTCCTCGGGTTATCAATACGAGGTTATCTATGTGGCTGGGTATGACACCACAGCGGCAGCCGCTAGAGTGCTTGTACCAGAGGCGGCAGTGGCCGTCCTTGAGGCCGTTAAATATTGGTATGGGAATAGGGATAACGCGACCTCTGAGACCGTTTCAGGAATCGGCGGCATGAACTACGGTGGGGAACTTGATTTACCAGATAATGCAAAGGCGAAGTTGGCGTCATTGACTATGGGGGGTTTCTTCGGATGAACATCTCCAAAGCAAAAGTCCAACTCCAACTCAAGACTGCTACCCAGGGGGCTCTTGGTCAGACTGTGACATGGGCTCCGGTTGCCTCCTATTGGGCTAGGATCATCCCGGCTGATGTTCGGACTATTGCCGCATATCAGGCATTGGGAACGGTAATCACCCACAAGATTATTGTTCAGGGCAATGTAGATGTTGCCTTGGGGGCTAACAGATTTGTCAAAGGCTCGACGGTTTACAATCCATCCGCAACAGGCCAGCATCTTGAAGGGCAGACCGTTGTACCTGTGGTTGAGGAATAAAATGTCGGATAATTCAGTAGCTTACATGGAGCGCTTCAATGAGTTTAAGAAAAAACTCAAGGGAAGTTCCCTTGAGAAGATGCAAAAAGCCACTCAGGCAGTTCGGACAGAGACTCTCAAGACATTTCAGGGGAATCGATCAGGTCGGGTTTATAGAGTTCCTGGAACCAAGAAGACATACATCGCCTCATCCCCGGGGGAAGCGCCTGCCAGTGCAACTGGCACATTGCGGCAGCATATTAGGACTGAAATTACGGTTGAGGGAAGGGCAATTGTTGGTGGGGTGGGAACAGATGTGAAATATGGTCCTTGGTTGGAATTTGGGACTGTGAATATCCTCCCCCGACCGTGGCTCCGCCCATCCTTTGAAAGAGCGGAAGAGGAAGTTAAGAAAATCTTAGGGGAATCGATAACATGACACTTGATCCGCAGGCATCACTCATAACCTACATTTACAATCTGCTAACCACAGATGCAACGCTCATTTCAAACATGGGAGGGACGGTCAGATTGTCATTAACGTGGGCTCCGCCGGATTGTGCCTTCCCGTATCTGGTACACCGGATAGACCTGTCAAATGTCAGCGATTACTCACCGATCCGGCGCGGCACGTACTATCTTGATATCTGGAGCAATTCACCGTCTACCAGCGAGTGCCTAACCATTCGCAAACGTCTTATGGAATTGCTGGATAATTTGACATTCTCAACCACAGAGATTGATTCGGTGGCCATGTGGCGACAGACTGATGGATTTGTTCCAGAAGAGTCGGAGGAGATTTGGCATTATGCGATACAAATGAATATGAGAATACGGGTGGCGGCGGACATATCAAGTGAACTCCATCGTATGGATTCCGAAACGGGTTAGAGCGGGAAACCGCATAGCAAATAAATTACGGAGGCAAAGAAAATGACAGCAAGTGCAGCATTATCGGCATTTGGAAAGACCCTGACATGGGACGGGGCTCTTATCGCCGAAATCACAAATCTGGGAATGCCCAGTATGACGGCGGATTCGATTGATATCACCAGTGAGGACTCCGACGATTCATTTCGGGAGTTCCTTGCCGGCCTGAGAGATGGTGGTGAAATTTCGATTGAGTTCAATTTCATCCCGGGGGATACCACCGGCCAGATCGCAATGGCCGCAGACTTCGCGGCAGGGACGACCAAGGCCGCGACGATTGCCCTGCCCACGGCGGCAGCGACCGCCTGGACGTTTAATGGTTTCCTCACCGCTTTCAGTATGAGCGGAGCGATGGACGGGAAACTGATGGGTGCGGCCACGATCAAGATCACCGGCAATCCGGTATTGTCAGTGACGGCTTCGGCTAATATCACGACCATTGTATACACGGATTCGGTGGGTGCCAAAACATCTTTACCAGTATTCGCCTCATCCACATACGCATACAGTGTGACGATTGCTACGGGCAGCAGTTGGATTAAACTGACTGTGACGGATGCGACGGCAGCCACCATCAAAGTGACGTGTCTTGGAGTTGAACACCTCCTGACCACAGGTGTCATCTCTGAGCAGATCACCGTGGGGGCGGCGGCTACTTCGACACCGTTGACTGTTGTAGTCACGGATACCGGGAAAGTCGCCAAAACTTATACGGTTCTTGTTGTACGGCCGTAAGTGACAAAGTAGAGATTGAGTAATAGAATTGGGCGCTCTGTGGGGAGTGTTTCCTCACAGGGCTGACCCAAAGAATAAAAAGGGGGAAACATGGAAGAATTATCTAAAGTGGTGCCGGGGATTCCGATCATGCTTGACAAAGAGCGTCACATGGTTTTGTCGCTGAATGCAATGATCCAATTCAGGGATGCCACTGGGCATGATATTCTTAAAGGATTCGATTCATCCGGTGGAACAATTGAAGAGACTCGGGCATTGCTGTGGGCGTGCTTAATTGATGAAGACCCGGAATTGACGCAGGAGCAAGTGGGTGCTTTGGTAACTATCCAGAATTATATGGTCATATCAGAGGCTTTGGCTCAGGCATTGACCGTATCTCAGCCAACTGGGAAGTCCCAATCAAAAAAGTGACCCGCCGCTAACATGGATAGACCTTTGGGCTATTGGAAGGTTTGATCTTTGTTTATCTGAGAGAGAGTTTTGGCGGCTGACTATGAAAGAGCTAGACGCTCTCATGAACAGAATGAAACTCAGGGATACCCAGGAATGGAAAAGAGCGGCGTTTATATCTCACCAAGCTGGGGCAGGTGGAAAAAAGAATTTTGGAGAATATCTAACTAGTGTTGGTATAGGAGTACAGAAGAAAACGCAAGAGGATATGAATGATGACGATTGGTTACAGGCTTTGCGTTTGATGAATGCGGCGATGGGTGGGACGGAAGTCATAACAGAGAGTGAATAGGAAAACGATTATGGCATTTGAAATTTTCTCTATTGTCGGAAAGATTGGTCTTGAGGGTTCGGATAAAGTAAACACGCAATTAGGTTTACTTCAGGGGGAATCTGAAAAGACCAAAGCCGCTATGAGTAAAGTCGGAACTGGCATGGCTGTTATGGGTGGTGCTATTCTTGGTGGGATGGGATTAGCTATGAAATCTGCCGCCGACTTTGAAACCGCAATGAGAGAAGTCAATACCATGATGAACCTCAGTTCTCAGCAATTCAAAGAGCTTTCCGGGGAAGTCCAAGCGCTGGCCAGTGATATGGGGGTGGACGCGGTTGATTCCGCGAAAGCCCTCTATCAAGCCATATCCGCCGGGGTGCCCAAAGACAATGCTGTTGAGTTTCTTCGGATCGCCACGAAAGCAGCTATTGGGGGAGTAACCAGTACCGCCACCGCTGTCGATGGTTTGACTACCGTCCTCAATGCTTTCAAAATGCCTGTATCAGAGGCCGAGCAGGTTGCCGACATAATGTTCACAACCGTCAAAGGCGGCAAAACTACAATGGAGGAGCTATCCCAATCATTGTTTAACGTGGCTCCGATTGCTGCGGCCTCTGGTGTAAAATTTGAAGAAGTATCAGCAGCCTTATCCACCATGACCAAGCAAGGCATTCCTACAACTATAGCCACTACAAGCCTCAGACAGGCTCTTGTTACGATGCAAAAGCCCACTGCTGACATGGCAGTTGCCATCAAATCTCTAGGGTATGAAACAGGTCAGTCTATGCTCGACAGCTTAGGTCTTGCCGAAGCTTTCAACCAACTACGGGGATATACGAAAGGCAGCAACGAAATGCTGATGAAAATGCTTGGATCAGTTGAGGCTGGACAGGCCGTTCTCTCGCTCACCGGGGATAGCGCCCAAATGTTTGCCGATGATCTTGCGGCGATGAGTAAAGCGGCGGGCGCGTCAGATGCAGCTTTTCAGGAGATGGAGAAGAGCACTGCCCGGCAGATGGAAAAGATGCAGGCCGCTTTCAAGGATATTCAAATCACTATTGGAAATGTTTTATTGCCGGGATTGACTGCTCTATTGGGCGTAATCAAACCTATAGTGCAGGCCATGACAGATTGGACCAGTGCCCATCCGGGCTTGACCAAGGTGATAGTTATTGCCACCACCGCTCTTGGGGGCTTGCTGGTAGTGGGCGGATTGATACTTATAACGTTGTCAAAATTGGCAGGCGCTTGGGCAACTTTGACTTTGGTAATGAAATCGAATACAGTGGCTATGGTTCGGTATAGAACTGCGGCTATTGCCGCTCGGATCGCCACTAGCACCCTTTACACCTCTCTCGGTTTAATAGGAGTTGCATTGGGAGTTGCGGCCGTCGCTTTTGAGGTATTTAGCGGAAAATCAAAAAAGGCCAAGGAAGAGGTTAAAGAAACCGCAGAAGAGGTGGATAACCTCAGCGAGCGGCTAATCCAAATGGCTAAAAAGTTGACTAGCGGTAGTATATTATCACAAAAAGAATTGGGTGATCTCAAAGAAGCCATTAAAAAAGCAACCACTACTGAGGAGCTTGAGCAATACAATACCATACTTGAGGTGTCTGCAGAAAATGTCGAAAACCTTGCAGGGCAGATAGAAGAACAAGGCGGGTCTGCTCACGCAACCGGCTGGTATGTGAGTGAATTAGCGAAAGCCTCAGAAGAACTTGCCCAACGGCAAGCGGAATTGACTGGGGTGGTTGACCTTGCTACTATTGCAGAAAAACAACATCAAGACGCTGTTGATTTTGCAAACGACGCAATTACAATTCAGGAACAAGCTCTCGACATGGCTAAGAATGCTCTTGAAGGCTACAAAGAAATGGCCTCCGATGCTTCCGAAGAGGTAAGCCGTCTCAAAGGTGAATTACAATCCGCAAACGATGAGCTTAACTCCCTCACAA